GGTTTCTCCGGGTCTGGTGCACTAGCTTACGAGCAAGGTGTCATCAAGCCACACGGAATCCATATCCAAGGCAGCGGAGAGACCAACGCTAACTTCAATATTTACATATTGGGGTCGGCCGTTGAGAAATTCCGACGTAAGGCCTATGGAAAACAAATCAGCGTTAGCTCAATGATGAGCTCCAACGATGAAGGGGGAGGCACTGACGCCTCAAGTGCCATTTACAATGATGATGAATGGGACGAGTTTGACGACATGTGTAGCCCAGAAGAGTGGCTTACACTCGGCAAGCATGACAAGCGTCGCTTGAAAAGTGAATCTATGACGCATGAGTCTGGCCACGACCAATTCCTTCGGGAAGCTGGTGTGGCCAAGACCAGGCGCGAAATGGAAACAGACACCTTTCACGCAGACCACAAGGACATGAACCACGGCGCAGGCCGAGTTCACAAGTACCCTGAGCGTCAGATAGCTGGCCCAAAGTTCAAGTTCACAGCCGCCGTCACAGACGTCGGCAAAAACTTTTACGCTGGCTTCAAGGATGAGTTCAGGGAGGTAGAAGCAAAGTTAGCTGTAGCATTGCCCAGAAGGAAAACTTCTTGGAATTTGTTCAGCAACAACATTGCGATTGCCCCTCAGGTCAACTATGAGCAATACTTTTGCTCTGGAGGGTTCTGCCTTCGCGACCCAAAGACCAGATTCTGGTCTAGGTTCATCGGAGACGAGCCCCCTCTCAACCTTATGAAGGTTGCCCCCCCCGCCGTGCAATGCACGTACGCTCAAATCGAAGGTTGGTTTCAGCGTTTGGCCAATGGGGAGTTCGAGGTTGCGTTTGAAATCATGAAAACCAGCCATCGCCACATTCTTGAGGTTATCTCGCGCGCTGTTGCAGAGGGCGAAAACACTTCCTTTATTTACTTTTGGGAGTATTACGTCGCAACGGTCGGCAAAACTACTGTCATTCCTGACAAAGCAGACGATTGCGGATGCTGTGTGAGTCCATTATTGGATGAGGACGACGGCAAGTCAGTTATGCTGGATTCGGGCGGTAAACCATTCTTGAAGAAAGTTGCTACCTTGTCGCGACATCTTAAGGC